GCCTGCGCGGTCCGCTGCTCTTGCCGACGCTGCTCGGCGGCGCGCGCCTCGGTGACGGCGCGGGAGATCCGCGAGGGTGTCCGTCCGGCCGCTTCTCTGAACGCGTCCTCCGCCGAGATCGCTTCTTCGGACGTGTCGTGGATGCTCCGGCCGAGCGCGTCGAACCCCTCGCGCATGATGTCGGTGAACTTGAGGATGGCCGGGACGACGATGCTCCCGAGCGTCTGCGCCAGGTCCCCCGCCGTGCTCCCGAGGTCGCGTAGCATCGCCTGGTACTCGCGCGCGGAGCGGATGCCCTGCTCGTCGATGACGCGCGCGGAGTCCGAGACGGCCTGCTTCATCTTGTCGAAGGCCTCGGGACTCGCGTTGACGAGGGTATTCATGGCGTCAGTCGATGAGCCGAGCAGCTCCTCCTCAAGCGCGAGCTTCGCGGCGCCCTCTTGCGTGTTCCCGAGGACACGACGTACGTCCTCGAAGATTTCGACAGACGAGCGTGCACGACCCTGCGCGTCCGTCAGCGAGATCCCAAGTGCCCTGAAACGCTCGGGGCTGCGCAGCACGCGCTCGTTCAGTGTCTGGATCGCCTGGGTCAGCGTGCCGACGTCGACGCCGTACTTCTCGCTGGCGAGCGCGAGGATTGAGACGTCCTTCGCGCCAGCGTCGCTCACGCGCGACAGATGCGAGATCGCGTCGGCCCACTCGAGGGTGTCGCCGATGGACTTCCGAATCGCGAGCGCGGCCGCGGCGCCCGCGAGGCCGCCGACAATCGCGGCAGGCCCGCCCGTGACAAACGGAAGCGGCAGCCCCGTGCCCTGCAGGCCGGCGCGGATGGCGCCGCGGAATCCTCCGGTCTCAAAGCGGCCGGCCTGACGCGCGCCAGCCGCCTCGGCCCTCGCGCGGTCCGCGAGCTGCTGCTTGACGGCCTTGTCTGCGCCTGCGGTCTGCTTGGCGTGCGCCTTCTCGGCCTCGGCCGTGATGCGCGAGTTCGCGTTCGCCGCGAGCGAGATCTGCTGCTGGTAGCTGCGCTCTAGCGCCCGGGTCTCCTTGTCGATGAGTTCGATACGCGTCTGCGCCGCGAGCGCCTGCTGGTAGGTGATCTTGCTCGTGCCGGCCGCGTTCAGCTGCGCGTCGAGCTGCGCACGCTCGGCGCGGCGCGCGGAGAGCTCCTTCTCGAGACGCTCGATCTCGGCGTTGGCGTCCTCAGCGATCGAGATGGCCTCGCGCATCGCGCGCGAATAGCCAGTGAGGTCGCCGGTGAGGGCGAACGAGATTTCGGGCATCTAGTCCTTCGTGCCCATCGCGGCGCGCAGCTCCTGCCAGCGCGCGTACGCGCCTGGCTCGCCGACCGCGGCCTGCCAGGTGCGCTCCTCGCGCTCCCAGCCCTCGAGGTGGTCGAGCGCGTCGGGGACTGTCATGTCGAGGATCTCGTCTCGTCCGAAGTTGAAGGGCCAGCGTCGGAGCCTTCGGACGATGTCGCGGTAGGTGATGGAGGCCCCGCCTCGCGGGGCGTCGCTTTTGGGATGCGGTTCACCTCGCGGTGGGCCTCGTAGATCGCCTCGAGGGTCTCGAGCGGCAACTCGTATGCGACCTTGCCGACGAGCAGCGCGCACTGCTGATCGAGGTTCGGCACCAGCCCGGCGCGATAGAGCGCGCCGAGCTGGGCGGCGATCCAGAGCATCTCGCGGATCGGGCGGGCGCGGATGACGAACGTCCTCCGCACCCGCTCCGTCCAGCGCCAGCGCAGGAACCGGCGCTCGCGGTCGTACTCGGCTCGAATCGTCCTGCGTGGCACCGCCAGCAGGAGGTCGTCGTCGCTCAGCACGGAACTACGGCGTCGTGTCGCGGACTAATGCGGTGCCGTTCGAGCGGAACGTGATCGGCGTCTTCGCGAGCTCGCCGACGCGGCCGTCGAGCGGGTTGTAGTTGAAGATCTGGCCGGTCAGCTGCCATTCCGGGTTCGTCGCGCTGATGGCCGCGGTGGTGGCACGCACGCGGACTGGGACGGCCGTGCCGTTGTCGTAGATCGGCCAGAGGATCGCGTCGACGCTGCCGGCATCGAAGTCGGACTGCAGCACGAGGCTGATCTGCGAGGCCTTGAAACCCTGCAGGTATGAGCGCGATCCGTCGCCCATCGCCGTGTCCTCCACGGCCTCGGCCTCGCTCGTGACATGCACCTCCTCGGTGTGGTTCGAGAAGTCGGTCCCGTTGATATCGACGAACGCGTTCTTGAGCACGAAGTCCGACATGTCCCTGTTCCTCCTGCGCCTTTACTTGATCGCGAGTACGACCACGATGGGAAAGCTCGGCCCGCCGCCGACGACGGTCCACGAGATGCGCCACCAGTCGTCGGTGATCGGGCCGGGCACGGTGATGAGCTGCGACGTCGGGACCGTCGCCGTGGTGAATGTCGCGCGCGTGGTCGGGCTCCCGAAGCCGACCGCGTCATCGCTCTCGACGATGACGGCGATGCTCGTGCCGGTGACCGGCTTGATGACGTGCAGCATCGCGTAGAGCTTCTGATCCGCCGCGACCGCGCCGAGCTGCCGCGCGGTGCCGCTGCCGCTCGACGTCTTCGCGCCGTTCTCCATGAACGTGCCGCGGATGAGTCCCAGCCCCCGCGAGCGAAATTCGGAGTCGAAGGCGAAGACCTCGCCGATCCGGCCGCCCGGCCGGTAGTCGATCGCGGTCCCCTTCAGCAGATACGCCCGCTCGCCGGCGGCGCCGCTGATCGGCGCGACGGTCACGACTTGATCATCGACGGCGAAGCTCTGCCAGAGCGCGTCATCGAGCTCGTCGGTCCCACCGTTCCAGTTGCCGTGCTGGCGGAGCACCGTGTTGTGGAAGCCCTGCAGATATGATCGGTTTGCGTCGCCGAATGCCGTGTCCTCCACGGCCTCGACCTCATCGACGACGTGTATCTCGTTCAGGTCCCCCGAGAGATTCCACTGCTGCAGGTAGAGCTTGCAGTTCTTGAGGATGTAGTCCATGCTCACGACTCCTTATGGACGGGCTGTGCGCGTGCGGATGCGAAAACAGAACCTCGATCTCGAAACAGAACCGTGCGCCCCTCGGCCACCTCAAGGGCAAGCCCGTGAAGTACATCCGGGGTCACCACATGCGAGGTCGCCGTGCGAACGGGTGGAAGGGCGGGCGCAAAATCGATCGAGCCGGATACGTGATGCTCTACCGACCTGAGCATCCACTCGCGAACGGTTCGGGTTATATCTACGAGCACCGCCTGGCATGGATGCAGGCGAATGGCAGGCCTCTCACCAGTAGTGAGCGCGTCCACCATATCGACGGGAATCGAGCGAACAACGACCCGGCGAACCTCGTAGTCATGGATCGTGTCGCCCATCTCGTGTTCCACGGCGGATCCGAGCCGACACGACTGAAGAAATCCGCTGCGAATCGCCGACGTTACCGCAATCCGAAGGAGCGAGAGAAGGCGCGACAAGTCGCGCTCCGTGGATGGAAGACGCGCCGAGCGAGATAGCGCGGCCATCTATCCCTCCCGCGCCAGTGCTGTCGTCGCCTCGGTCAGCGGCATGATCCATGTCGTGCCGTCGTCGGTGGTCGCACCGCACTCGCGGCAGAGCGCGGCGTCTGGACTGCCCATGCGCGCGCGTGACATGCGTCGCTCCTTTGGGTGGGCGCAGCCGCCGTGGAGCTCCACCGCGCTCATGGCGGCGTCACGCTCCCCGCGGTCAGCCTGCAGCGCCGCGTCGATCGACGCCCGCACGGCCATGAGCTGCAGCCGCATCGCGTCGCTCAGCATCAGGCGACCACCTCGCGCGCCCATACGAGCGCATCCACCGCGGTGCCCTTCACCTGCGTGCCGGGCTCGTGGAGCGCGGTGTCGCCCTCGATGAAGATCTCCTGGACCTCGACGCCCGCGAATGTCCCGCTGGTGCGCTGCAGCGCGAGACGGATCTGTGTCGCGACGGCGTCGGCCGCCGAGCGTGCGTTCGGCTCCTGCGCCCAGGCGGTCAGCTGGTACCGCGGGCGGACCAGCCCCGAGTCCTTGCCCATCGCGGAGCTACGCGGACCAGGCGAGACGCGCTGATAGCTGACGGCCGGGTAGATCGCGCCCTGTGGCACGCTGTCGGCGAAGATGCGCCCGCTGACCAGCGCGCTGAGACCCGAGTGCGCCTTGAGGATGGCGACGATCGCCTCCGTGATCTCAGCCACTGATCGGCTCTCCCAGTGCGTGCTCGAGGATCTCGCGCCAGGCCTCCTCGACCTCGCGCGTCATCGCGTCCTCGTTGTCGTCGAACGCCGGCCGTAGGTATGGGTGCGCGGCCTGGTTGTACAGCCGCCCGAGCGAATCGCGGCCGTGGAAGCCGTACTCCTCGCGGCGCGCGTAGACGAGGTTCGTGCCGACGAAGACCGTCGCGCCGCTCGAATCGTGCACGTTCTTGCCGATGTCGCTGTACTGGCTCTTGAGCGGACCTATGAACTCGAAGTCGGGCGCCAGATCGGTGTGGCCCCCGATGTGGATGGAGCGGCGCAGTGTCCCCGTGATGACGTGGGCCTTGATTTTCGCGGCGTTCATCGGGATGAGCGCCCCGGCGATGAGGGCGAGCTCCATGTTCTCGCCGGTGGCGGCTTCGCCGAGCGCCGCGATCGACCGGCGCACCGACGCGAGGTCAAACGTCACGTGGATCCCGCTGATACTCATGTAGTCACGACTTTCAGTTGCACCCGCGTCATGGCGCGGCGGCTGTCGTGCTCGACCGCGACGATGTCGTACGGCTGGTTATCCACCAGCGCGCGCATCGCGCTCGTGATCTGGGGGAGGTAGGTCGAGAGCAGCGCGGTGTGCGTCGCCTCTGTCACCACCGCCACCGATCCGCGGCGCTCACTCGCGGCCGCAGGCGCGATGGAGCACGGGATGGACGCGAGGCCGGCGACGTTGCCCCACGTCTGCGGGATCTCGCCGAACGAGTTCGCGGCGCCGCCGGAGTCGCGCTGGATTGTGAGACGCGATGTGAACACCGCCGTATCGATCCGCGCGAGCAGCCGGGAGTCCATGACCGGGCGGCGCATCAGATCGCGCCCCGCTGGGCCTGCTTGATGGCGCGTTCGCGGGCGGAGAAGTCGTCGTAGACCTGCTCCGCGATCGCGAAGGGCAGCTCGTCTTCGGTGGTGCCCAACGCGAGGGCAGCCTCCTCGCGCAGCGCCTTCGCCCGCGCCCGTAGCTCCGCCGCGACCGCAGGTCCATCCGTCGACAGGTCGAGCACGCGGATGCGCTTCTGGATGAGCGCCTCGCTCGAGCCGATGACGTCCAGCGCCATTGCGAGGGAGAGCCGCACGTCGTCCGACTGCGTTGAGATGCAGAGCGCGAGCTGCGCATCCGAGAGCACGGCGAACGTGTACGTCGCGACGACCGCGTCATTGGCGGCCGGAGCCGTCACGAAGGTCACGAGACCAAGCGATTCATCGAGGGTGTAGTGCGTGGTGAGCGTCTGCAGCACGCCGTTCTTGTAGACCTTCACTGAGCCCAGCGTCACCGGCGCGTTCGCGAGCTCGAAGTCCGTCATCGCGCCGTCGCCGATGTCGGTCACGCGGTCGAACTGGATCGGGTCGGGGAGAAGGAGCCGCAGATCCGCAGCTGTCGTCATCGCATGCCCCTCCTACTAACCGCCTGGGCTAGCGCGTGGATCATCCGTGGCCGTGACTGCATCGGTCCCGAACCTACGGCATCGAGTGCGAGGTGGAAGCGCGCGCCCGGCATCTGCAGCGTGAACAGGTCGGTGTCGAGCCGGAAGCGCGCGCCGATATCGACCTGGCGGCGGACCACGACGCGGAAGAGCGCGAACGCGTCCAGGTTGTTCTGGACCGCGAGGCGCAGGCGCGCGCGCGCGTCGGCGAATGCTGTCGCGCGCACTCGGAAACGCGCGGCCGCGTCCCGCCATTGCTGGACGCTCAGCCGATAGCGGGCGCGCGCATCGACATACGCGCGCACGGTGAGTACGAGACGGATGGCTGCATCGGTATAACCCCGGACGACCAGACGGAACCGCCCTCGTGCATCGGCGTATCCGCGCACGACCAGGAGCACGCGAGCTCGCGCGTCGGCATAGGCCTGCACCACGATCCGGAAGCGCGTGCTGGCATCAACGTAACGTTGGACGGTGAGTTTGAGTCGCCCCACTGCGTCCCGCCACTGAGTCGCGCGGAGAGCGAACCGCGCGGCGGCATCCCGGTATGAGGCGTTCGCGACGGTGAGGACGAAGCGCGCCCTGGCGTCGGCGTACGTGATGCCGGTGAGGACGAAGCGCGCCCTCGCGTCGCGCGCGATCGCGAGCATGAAGCGCGCGCGAGCGTCGAGGAACGTCCGGCCCCAGAGCTTGAAGCGTGCTGGCGCATCTCGATACGCCTGCACCGTGAGCCGGAATCGCGCCGCCGCGTCCTTGACCGCCGGCGCGATCACGCGCACGCGCGCCCGCGCATCCGCGAACCCGCCCACCGTGAGCCGCAGGCGGGCTCCCGCGTCGGCGAAGCTGCGCACCGTGAGCACGAGCCGCGCGCGGATGTCCGCGGCGGCGCGGACCGTCAGGACGAAGCGGGTGGCGATCGTGCGCCACGCCTGGGCGTTGAGCGCGAACCGCACCGGGGAATCGCGCCACGACTGGCCCAGGAGCTTGAAGCGCGTGGCGATGTCGCGCGTGACGGCGAACGCGGCGCGTGCGCGCGCGTCGGCGTAGCCGCGGCCCCACAGCAGCAGCCGCGCGGCCGCGTCGGCGAAACTCGCGGTCGTGCTCTCGACTCTGAACCGGGCGTGGGCGTCCAGATAGCCGCGGCCGTTGAGGACGAACCGCGCTGCCGCGTCCCTGGCGATCGCCAGACGGAACCGCGCGCGCGCGTCCAGGTCGGCCAGGGTGATCGCGCCGCGCCGGATCTGGTAGGTGGCGGCGTTGCCGAAGAGGTACAGGAACCGCGCGACGCCCGGCTCGTTCGTGTCGTCCTTCGTGGGCGTGACGTAGCGGTAGCCGCTCGAGTCGCCGCCGACGATCCGGACCGGCGCTCCCCAGACGCCGCCGCGCCGATGGATGGCGAATATCTCGAAGTTCGCCTGCGCACCGTTGTTGCCATACAGGAGGATGAGGTCGGAGCTCGCGCCATAGCGGAAGAGGCCGAAGGACGAGGTACGGTCGGTGCCGACGACGCCCGACGAGAGCACGGTGATCCACGAGCCGTACGTGTTGTCGCCGGTGCGCTGCAGCGAGGAGAGCGCGCCGGAGGTGTCGTTGTTCTTGAAGAACCAGAAATACGTGCCGTCGTAGATCGCGTCCAGCATCTCGGCGTTCGCGAGCGTCGGCGGCGCCTCCGCCGTGACCGTGTAGGAGCTCGCGCCGGCGACGACCTTGTAGACGTCGAACGGCGGCGACGCGCCGCTGTCGCCCGAGATGACGTAGAGCATCGTGGCCGCGCCGTCGCCGACGAGCTGATGGGCGGAGCCGTCGACGTCGTCGTAGTTGTTGAGCCCCGGGTAGGCGACGATCGTCGTGGGCCCATAGGCGATCGCGAGCGACGTCGGATTGAAGGCCTTGATGAAGGCGTCTGGGTTGTCGCTCAGCCATGCCACATGCACGAGCGCGTTGGTGGGGTCGTAGTAGACGCCCACCGGGACGATGGATGCGCCGCCCGGGGAGTCGGCGACCTGGACACGCGTGACCGTGATTGCGCCAGCTGAGTAGGCGAGGCGGTATAGGTCGCAGAGCTGATTGCTGTTGTTCGCGGCGAGGACGTAGAGCACGTCGCCGTTCCGGGCCGACTTCGAGACCAGCGAGGAATCGAGGCCGAGCGATGTCAGCGCGCTCCAGGAGGTGCCCGAGCGGATCGTGTAGCCCACGCCGAAGTTGCCGTCAGCGACGATCGCCACGTCCTTCCCGTCGCTCATGTGGAACAGGTGCGACGAGTTCGGAACGCTCAGGGCGACGTACTGCGATACCACCTGCGAGAGCGCGACCGTCGGATCGGTGGTGCCCTCGAAGCGGAGGCGGAAGCGACCGCGCGCCTCCTTGTAACTCCGGCCGATCAGATTCAGCCGTGCGGCGGAGTCGGCCGTTGCGCCGATGGCGACGAGGAAGCGCGCCGCCGCGTCGCGGAATGCGCGGACGGTGACGATCGCCCGGGCGCGAGCCTCCGCGTACGAAAGACCGACGAGCCGGAACCGTGCGACGGCGTCGGCGTATCCACGAACCGTGAGGACGAAGCGCGCGGTGACATCGGGGTATGTGCGGCCCCAGAGAATGAATCGCGACGCCGCGTCACGGAGCGAGGTGTTCGCGCCTCGCGCGCGTGTGACGATCGGCTGGACGGCGCGGCGGATGCGGAGGTAACGCATCTAGAAGACCGACTCGCGCACGCCGACGGAGGGGACCATCGCATTGGGCCGAGGGGCGCGCGCGGCGACGACGACCTCTTTTACGGCGAGGAAGACGAAGGCACGATCGTCGCTCGTCCCACTGGAAAAGCCGAGCGACCGAGCGCCCTGACCGGCGGTGGTCTCGCGACACGTGGCGGTTACCTGATTGCCGGTGTCGAAATCCATAAGGGCCGTGGAACTCGCCCCGACGCCCGGAGGGGCGGCTAGCCCACTGAATCCGCTGCAATAGCGCAGGCTGTTTGTGCCCGGCGAGCCATCGTCCGATGTGTTCTCGGCGAGAGTGCCTAGCCCGGTGAGAAGGATGACTCCCGGCTCGTGAACGGCGGTGTCATTACCCGCACCAGCGACGACAGTGATCGCTACCGCGTAGAGCTCGTCGGTGTCGTTGGTGCGATTGACCACGACGGTCTGGGCCCCTGTCGGAATCCCGGACCCGAGGAACCATGCCTGACAGTCGCCGGGTTCGGCCGTTGTCGACACAGCACGGCCGCCGGTGACAGCCGTCAGATTTACGCCACCATACGTGACACTGCTGACCTTATTCGTCGAGCCGACCAGGTTGTGGACGAAGACCAGCACACCCTGCGGCGTGCCCGCTGGCGTGTGTGTCCATGAAAACGAGGCTTGGCTGATCGATCCGGTTGCTCCGGTATGGGATTCGGAAACCGCGTCGTGGGCGACAGCCACCTACGGCCCGCCGAAGACGGCCCTGTTAATGCGGCAGTCAAACCCGCATGCAAAAACCGGGGTCGTCATTACTTCGGATAGTTGGGGATCAGAACACGGTCGTAGGACCACGTCCCGTTTGGACCGCTAACGAAAATCGAGAGCGCGCCGTCGTACCAATACCCGTCCCATTCAACAGCCGGAATCGACGGATATGGAAGACGAGGGTCAATGATCTTCGGCGCATCCGTGGGCGGGTAGTCCATGTCGGCGTCTTCGGGTGGGGCGAAATACGCCTGCCAGAGCCAGAACGCCATCCCCGCCCAGATCCGCATCACCAGCGGCGCGTACGTCGTGCCGTCGTTGGTGACACGAACGAGGTAGTCCCCGCCATACCACAGGCACGGCCATTTCGTGCCACTGCCTCCGCCGGTTACGACCGAGCCGTTGTAAGCAGGGGCGTCACGAATCGCGAGGCCGCTCCGTGATACCCATTGCTGATTCTCGCTGCCCGTATTTGGCCGTGCATGAAACGGTGTCGTAGCGCCGGGGCATCCGAACTCGGACCAGTCCGGCGTCACCAACGCACCATGCACGTTTGAGTTTGAGGACGCGAACCACGCAACGAATCCAGTGCTTCCAGAGCCACCGTCACCGTGCCAAATCGGAACGCGTGCGGTGGCCGTCTCTCCTGGCGCAAGATAGCCGACCCAGTTGCGATCCCAGTAGTCGTCCTCAGAAAGGGCGGTGCGAGTGTGGTACGCCCAGTAGTTGGGATCCTGTGCCCAGACGAGAGCCGCGTACTCATTCACGCGATAGACGCGCGCGGCAGGATTCGGCTCGCTCGCAAACGGAAATGAGTCATAGCCAGCCCATGTGAGCGTGTACGGCGGCGGAGTCCAAGTCGCGTATGGGTCTCCGGCGGACGGTGAAGGCATCGGCGTCGGTGTAGGCGTTGGCGATGATGAGGGGCTCGGGGTAATCGAGGGCGGGGGCGGGGGCGATGGCGTCGGACTCGGAGAGAGGCACTGCCATGAGTTCGACTGTGGAGGACATTTTGCCGAGGCGACGATTGTCCCGCCGTCCTCGCTCATGATGAATACGAAAAGCGCGGCGATGATGAGCGCCCCGATACGTTTCACTTCTTACTCCTCGAACACGAAGCCGAAACTCACGTTCACGCCGGCCGCGGCCGTGCAGCGGATGCGGAAGAACGCGGACACCGGGATGAGCAGCTCGCGGCCTTCGACCGCGATGTAGTGGAATCCACTGGTGGGCGGGATGCGCTTGATCCAGCCACTGCCCGCGGTCGCGGTGCCGGCGCCCTCGGTCGACGTCGAGTGCTTGCAGGTCGATTCGGCAGCCTCGGCGCCGTCGATCGGGTCTGGAGTGATGGTGGTGGCGGTGGTGACGGCCGCGCTGAAACGCTGGACCTCGACCTTCACCGGGACGGCCGAGGCGGTGACACCGTCGAAGTCGACCCACCATTCTTTGATCTTCGCGCGGTTCGTTGACGCGGTTCCGATCTCGAAGATCGACTTGGCGGTGGCCGCCACGAGCGCGATGGCGTCGACCGTGACCGTGTAGATAGACAGCGCCATTTCAGAGCCTCCTCATACCTTGACCTGCTGCACAGCCACGCTGAGCGGGCCGATGTTCCGGTAGCGCATCCCGTGGATCGAGTCGGTCCACTGGATGAGCTGATGAAACTCGCCGGCCAGCTCAACGCTGCTGGTGCGTTCGCGGTTCACCCGCTGCGGCCACTTCGGATCCGGCACCCACTCGCGGAGCCGCTCGACGACGGTCGCCTTCACGTCGCGCCCGCCGCACTCGTTCTGCGCCAGGCCGCACGTCACACAGCGGATGAACGTCGCATCCGGATGCGGGATGAAGGCATGGGGCATGCGCTCCCACGCGAAGCAGCGCACCTGGCCGTCATAGTTGACGGCGCCGATCACGTGCGCGTCGGTGAACTCGGGCCCGTGCTGTTTCGTCTGTCCGCCCATGCCGATCGCGAACGAGCGCCCGCCGCGCTTGAACTGGATGAAGTGCCCTTCGTCGCGGTTGACGCGCAGCTCGGCATAGATGCCGTCGGGGGTCGGGCACAGAAGACGCAGGCCGACCATCCCGCGCTTGGCGACCTCTTCCCAGCGGGACTCGCGCCAGCGCCGCGGATCGGGGTGCGAGACGCGCGTGATGATGCCCTTCGGGGTTTCCCATTCGGAGAGCTGCTTGCCGTCGCGATAGCGGCACTGCCACCACGGGCGACCGGAGATGCGTACGGCGACCGCGAGCGGGTTGAACGCGCCGACCTTCTTGACGGCGACCTCGACGACGAGATCAGACGTGAGGGTCACGCGACACCGCGAGTGCTGGCTAGCGGCCCCGCCGATTCAAGATGCGGAACTCCGCGAGGACCTCGGTCCGCTTTGCAATGACGTCCGGTGGAATGATCTTCGTGCGACCACGATGCTCTCGCTCGTATTCCCAGAGACCGATCATCGCGTCGGCGTGCGTGCGCTTCTCGACGAGCAGAGGTCGAAGCGACGCGACGAGACGTATCGCGTTCGCGCTGTGCCACGCGAGCGCATACACGGGCCGGTGTTGCTCCTTCTGCTGCCGGTTCGCTTGCCTGAATCCGCCAAAGTGCGCCTCGGCCCACTCGATCACCGCGACGTTGCTGTTGGCCAAGAGCAGTAACAGGGTCGCATTGGCCGGCGTTCCATAGAGTCCCAGCGTTCCATCGCCGTCGATCAGACCGGCGAAGTAGGCAAGGTCGTCCGGCGATGGCTCGACACTCTCGGGATTCTTCGGGATCTTCGGCGGTCCCCAAAGCCCGCGTCTGTTCAACTCGCGTATCTGAGATACGTCCAGGCTCGCGGCCACGGCGGCATCGGCTTGTGCCGTCTTCCCGACGAGAAACGGCCGAAGCTCCGTGATGATCTCGATCGCTCGCCGGCCGGCGTACTCCACGATGTGGACCGGATTCCAACTCGGGTGCTCGTCCGTCCGGAGTTTGAGATTCACTCTGCCGCCGTAGCGTTGCGCGATCATCGACAGCGTCGCGGTCTTGGTGTTCACCCAGCTCACGATCGGGAGAGGCACCGAGCGATCGCGCACGCTGATCGTTCCCTCCGCATCGGTGAAGCCAGCGACATAGGCCCGGAAGTCCGCGCCATCCGAGGGAAGCGTTTCGTACTCGTACTGACGTCGAGGTGGATGACGTCGAAGGCTTGACGCTCGGTCCTGAGCGCGAGCTCGATCCGGATTCTTCGCGCGGCGTTGACGTTTGTGCAGTCGCTCGCAGATGCGGCACTCCGTTTTTAGGCCGCCGCGATATCGCTGATCCGGACGGAAGTGCTCGGAGTCCTCGGTCTGATCGAGATGGCAATTGGTGCACGTTCTGTTCATGCACCTCAGTCTACACGACGGTTATTACCCATCGCTGGCTATGTCCAAGTATATTTGTTAGTAATTACGGGCGTATAGGTCTTCGGACCCATGTTCGGGCCCGTGAAGAGCGCGATCTCCATGTGCTGCGTGTCGGCCGTGGTAGCCGCCGGCGTGTTCGGGAAGGTGATGAAGTCCAGGTCAGCCATCAGGCCCTGGAAGTTCGTCAGCCAGTTCGCGCCCGCCGTCGGTGAGACCGATCCGGTGGTGCCGTCGGTGACGACCGGCGCGTTCGTCGGGCCCGCAGCCGGCGCACCGGCGCTCGAGACGCGGCCCCAGAGGTTCGCCTTCAGGTATGAGCGCGCGGTCGCGCCCGTATCGGTCGCGTTCCCCGAGAGGATGTTGTTCGACGTGCCGCCGCGGCCGGAAGGCGTGTTGTGGTTCGTGTCGTCGTAGGCCGTCATGATCGGCGCGCTGGCGTAGGTCCCGACATTGTCCCAGTTCCAGCGGCCCTGCAGGTAGTCGTCCTTCGAGAACGCGGCGGGCGTCGAGCCCGCGCCGGAGTAGACGCCCTGGCCCGTCGCGTCCGCGCTGAAGGCGTAGAGGTAGCTCACGAGGCCGGTCACCGCGGGGCGGATCATGGCCGGCCATGAGGCCGACGCGATGTTCGTCTGCGCCGAGCTATCCGACCAGCGGGCCTCGGTGTTCGCCGCGCCGATCGCGACGTAGTTCGGCGTGGCGGTGTTGCCGTCATTCAGGTCGAGCCGGAACGTCGTGAAGTCGGCGCCGCCGCGGATCGGCGGCAGGATGCGGCAGAAGCGCCGGTCGTGGATGTCGAGCTTCTCGAGGTCGACGAGGAACTCGCGCGGCCGCTGGCCGCGGGACGTGCCGAGACGATCGGGGTGCCACTT